AAACTAACACGAGCCTACGTGACGCAGTTTTGAAAAAATTTAGTACAAATCATAAAATATCTAAATTATTAAATAACATTGAAATAAACGCAAATACTGAAGAATTTATTGCCTACCTTGACAAATTAGATAATTGGAGAGGAACCAATTGGAGACAATTATTTTCAGAAATGGCCAAGTATTATGTATAATTTAATATGTTTTCCACACTATACTGCTGGCGGATTGTTAGCGGATATTTTAAATAATACTTGGTCAGATGTTACATCCACTGGTGGAATAAATTCGATACATCATAATATTGGAAAAATTGGTAATGTTGATTCTGATACTATTTTTACTAACTTCACACAGAAAGAATTTGATAGTATTTTAAATAATACCAATGGTATAGCTGAAGGTATTTGGATAGGAACTCATTGTTGGCCAGGGCACATTAATTTGGATAAGTTTAATCGTGTGGTTAATATTACTACTATTACTAATAGAAGTAAAATTTATAGGTGGATAAGAAGTTATAATTTATATTTTATCCCAAAAAATAAAAAAATAATTGAATGGGATACAATGTCTGAACTAGATAAAATTGATAAGTTTAGAGAAACTGCAAAAAATTATCTGATTCCTTCAGATATTGTTAATAAGCCAAATGTAATCAATATTGAATTTTGTGATATAGTAGAAGAAAATCCTGCATTTTTAAATATTATTAATACATTAAACAAAAATAGTAATTTAAAAAAGCACTTTGACCGATGGAAAATTATTAATAGCTTTTTATATGATTCTAATTTATGGAATAATTACGCAGTTAAACGACTCAATGAAGCAGAGTTTGAGTGCAAGTCCCTTAAATCTTACGTCTATCTTTAATTAATTTGCGGATAAATATACTAAATTGGAGTAAAAACTGTGCAGAAACGCACCCGTAGCATACTAACAGAGCTTGACGAATTACTCACGCACAAAGACAAGGACAATCTCCTAGAGTCACGTGCTAATAACATCATCAATGGCGCTATTAACCTAATCAAGTATATCCGTGAAAACTATGACGCTGAATCAGCTGGTGAATTAGAGCGTCGTCTTCTTAATGCTATCAAAGGACAAGATCCTGCTAAATTCACCCGCGGTATACGCAAGCTCAAAGACGAAGACTAATGAAACTATTTGAAATAAAAAAACAATCAGCAGACTTCTTGCTAACAGAAAGCAAGAATACTCACCTTGAGCATGTTGAAGATCTAATCTTTAATCAAGGGTACGCTGGAGCAGTAGAAGCACTAAATTTCATTGAAAGCCTCCGCCATATGTTGGCAGAAGGCACAGGTACTACGACTAAATTAACAGTCAAGTGGGATGGTAGCCCAGCTATTATCTGCGGTATTGATCCAGCTGACAGCAAGTTCTTTGTAGGTACAAAATCAGTGTTTGCCAAAGGTGAACCTAAACTCTGTAAGTCAAATAGAGATATTGAAAAATTCTACAGCGACAAACCTGAGCTAGCAGAAAAATTAGCTATTGCTTTAAAATATCTCAGCAAACTAGGTATTGGTGGAGTCGTACAAGGTGACCTGATGTTTACTCCTGGTGATGTTACTCGCGTTGAAGTCAATGAAGAAGAATGTTATGTATTCACACCCAACACTATTACCTATGCTGTACCAGTCAACAGCCATCTAGGTGAACGTATTGCAGCCGCACAATTAGGTATTATCTTTCACACTACATATACTGGCAACAGCATAGAAGAAATGACAGCACAGTTTGGTGTTAACGTCACTGGATTTACACACAACAAAAACGTATGGTTTGATGATGCTACTTACAAAGACTATACAGGTATTGCCAGTTTAACACCCACTGAAAATAGCAAAATTAAAAAGTATCTAGCCGCTACCAAAGCTACCATGGACAAGATTGGTCAGCAACGCTTTGACATTATCTTACAGGACCGTGAATTTGCTCGCATGGTTAAACCATTCATCAACAAGATGGTACGTGCTGGTAGCCATGCTGTAGAACCCACAGTATTTCTTAAAGATTTTATCAAACACTACAATGATGAAATGATGAAGGGTGTTGAAGATCCTACTAGTCGCATGGCTAAAAATCGTGTAGAAAAGATCAAAGCCAAAGAACAATGGATTGCTGACAACAGCAACAATCTCGTAGGTATCCTAGCTACCTACAAACGTGTAGTAGAGCTTAAAGGCATGCTGTTACACAAACTACAACAAGTAGAAAGCATTGGTACATTCCAAAAAACTGCTGATGGTTATCGCGTGACTGCTCCTGAAGGCTTTGTAGCCATAGGGCATGATGGCGGTGCTGTTAAACTGGTAGATCGCCTAGCATTCAGCAGAATCAACTTCCTAAACAAATAATCTAGTCACTTAACTTTTTGTATTTTGGCTAAATAATAGTATGCGCACTGCGCACAATTATAGGAGAAATACAAATGTCATACACAACAATCACACGTGTTAGTGGTTTTCCACAACCAACAGACGGTTTAAACGGTAACTTAACAATTACTGGTCGTACCTTAACACACTACACAGTTACACTAGCTAACGTTGGCGTTAACCCATACGCAGTTGGTTCAAACTTTGATCTATTAGTTAAAGCGATTGAACAAGTTGGTTCTATTGAATTATTAGGTGATCCAACTATCAGTGGTGCTAACGCTTTCCGTGTTGCTATCTCTGGTGCAGCTCCAGCAGCTACTTCAGGTGCTTACAGCTTACAAGGTTACTGCAACACAGCAGTTAACAGTTCAGGTGTAGCTGGCACAACAGTTGCAGCATTCACATACTAATATCTAATTAGTTTGCCAAAGCAACAAAACTTAAAAAAGGCGTTTTTATAACGCCTTTTTTATTCACTATAAATACCTAGTGAACGATCAAAGATACATCTATCAAGGCTACACTCTAGTAGACATTACACCAACTGGACAGACGACATACTCGCCTGAATGTGAACTTGCTCGTAATCAACAGCGTAATTGGGAAACGGTGTTACAAATACTCAGCTTGCGTACACAAACTGAAATACTATTCACAGAGATTTTCCAAGACGACGTTAAAAATCACAGTCCAAATTTTGGTATTAATTACACTGGGCAGCATAAGATATGGACTTTTAAATTCGCAGTTGACTACGCTGAAATCTACAGAGATGGTGCAGATACCTATGGATTATTAAAAAGTGATTTTAAGATAACTCCAATAATATTAAATCTCTCAGAAACTGCTAGGCCTGAACTGCCAATATTTTACACATCAGGTCCATGGAAAAACGTATACTTTAATCAGGTCACCACCTAACTAAATACTTTAGATGCTACAGGCATTCATTAAGGCACATATTAAGGCACACTATTAAGGCTCATCAAAAACAGCATCGCTCATACAGGAAAGCGAGATGCCAGGTCCATCAGAAATTGAGAAACAGAGCTTAGAAGCCCACGTTGAGATATGTGCCGTAAGGTATAGCAACTTGGAAACTAAATTATCTAACTTAGAACATCGTATGGATAAACTTGAAGGCTACCTAGTTGGCATCAAGGAAAGTCTAGACGAAAAATTAGAAGGCAGAGGCAAACAGTCTGTCAGCATCATCGTCACCATCTTAAGTGTCGTCCTAACTGGACTATTAGGTTTACTAGCCCACATCGTGTTCAAGTAATAAATACTTGCATGAAGATCATAGAATTAACCAATAAAGTACTATTGCCTATTACCAACGAAGAGCAAGAATTGCTTGAACGTTTTGTTGGTGATACTCCTATCGCAAAAAGTCATCTCAATGAACGTGAACAGTTGTTAGCCAATCACCTAACCAACAAAGACGTATTACTTCGAACCAATGAAGCCGGTAAAATCTATTACAAAAAACGCACCAGTTGAGTTTGATGTAGAGAAGATACGTCGGTTTACTCAAACAGAATTATCTACCCTAGCACAAACCAATGAAGATCTGCCCTTTTGTTATCAGATAGGCAGTGATGTTCTTGTGGGTCGTTATCGCGTGATTAAAATCAATGACAAATCTTGGCGTGTAATGGACAATGACTCACAGATTTTTGACTTTTTTAATCGTAAAGATGCTATATTTTACTGTATAGCTCTACACAAGCAGAAATTACAGTTGGCTAACGACATCAAAGACAGCGATAACCTATTAAACAAGCTGGAGTTTGATGCCGCTATATATCGTTTACGCTATAAAAAAGCCCAAGCCAAAGGTGATACTTGGGGTGAAGAATACTACTCAATACGCTATTTGGAAATCATGCAACGCATTGATACGACTAAAAAAGAATTAACGAAATCTTTGAATCTGGCTAAATATATTAAAGTCTAAATAGGAATCAGACCATGAAATTATCAGAAATGGCAGTTAAATCAGCTAAAAAATATAATAAATTAATGGAAAGCCGTTTTGGTTTTGCTATTAATTTTGACAGTTTAACTGTTGAAAAAGCAGAATCTTTAAGCGAAACTATCTCAGCTAACTTAAACAAAATCCGCCACAGTGTAGACCTACACACAGCAGAAAAGAATCCACGTTATATGGAATTATTAGCTGTACGTGAAAGCATCAACACTTGGTTAGAAGAACAACGCACACAACTAAACGAAGGTGAAGTTGGCAATGCTGAAGTATTACTAGCTGCCAAGAACATGGTAGACTCAGTCCAAGATGCTATTGAAAAAGTAGGTAAAATGCAAAATGAGCAACTACCTGAACTGTTAGACAGCATTCGTGATCAAATTGGTCAAGAACAAGCAGAAGGCTTTAAAAACGCAGTAGGTGAAACATTGGCAACTCTAATGCAAAACCTACAATCAGCACGTGAAGGTGTTGACAACGGTGTAAGAATTTTATCAGGTGAACAAGTTGACAACCCAATGGCCATGCCAGGTGACCAAGCTGATCTAAGCGGTGGTACTCCTGATTTACCTCCAGCACCAGGCAGTGATCTAGATCAAGACGAAACTGACGGTTTTGGTGCTAGTGATGCCGCAGTTGGTGGTGCAGAAGAACTTGGCCGCGAACTTAGATAATCGTGCGCTTAAATGAATTTCAACACAGTCCAAAGAATACTCCAGAGTCAAATTTAACAACGGCTCTGGAACTTATTCGCAATCGTTACAAAGATCAAGATACAGCTCCAAAAATTTCTACACAAAGTCTGATCAATCTTGTGCTGAACACAGACAAGACATTTGACTATGACGCTTTAGTTGCAGCCAACACCAACAATCCAGCACTTAAAAATATAATCAAAAGTTATAATAAAGATTATATAGAATTATGGCCAGCTGGTGAAGACAATGACAGTTCAGCTACAGTAGAAAATCCCAAGGATCAAGATGCAGATCCAAATGCTCCGGTAGACACAGTCAGCAATATGGCTAAATCAGCAGCCAAAAAACGCGGCGCCGCAGGATTTTAATCAAAACACTTGACATAACACAATAAATACTTTAGTATTTTACTATACTATTGGAGATTTATATGGCTTATTCAGCTCAGGTCTTAGACCACTACGAAAATCCCAGGAACGTGGGAAGTTTAGATAAGGAGGATCCGCAAGTTGGCACAGGTATGGTTGGTGCGCCAGCTTGCGGATGACGGAGATGTAATGAAGCTTCAGATAAAAGTGGAGAATGGTATAATAAAAGATGCCAAATTTAAAACTTACGGATGCGGAAGCGCGATTGCTAGCTCGAGCCTCGTCACTGAATGGCTTAAGGGCCGCACGCTTGACCAAGCTCAAGAGATTAAGAATAGTGAGATTGCTGAAGAACTTGCGTTACCGCCGGTAAAGATTCACTGTAGTGTATTAGCAGAAGACGCTATTAAAAGTGCGATAGCAGACTATCGATCAAAACAAAATTTGACTTAGTGCTTATTAGTCATATATACTAATAAGATGCTGATAAAAAGATACGACTACACCCCTATTCTACGCGAAAGCGTAGAAGGCAAACGCTTATATGCGACCCCCGGTGGTAACAAAGTTCCTAGTGTTACTACAATCTTAGATCGAACTAAACCCCGAGAAAAAGTTGAAGCCCTACAAAATTGGCGCAAGGCAGTTGGCGAGAAGAAGGCCCAGGAAATTACCACAGAAGCTGCTAACCGTGGCA